TCACCAGATCATCGGTAGGTGTAGGCATTGTCGCGCCCACTGTTCCACGGCCTTGTTTTCTTTATCGTCACCAAGCAGCAGGAGGAACCCGGCATTCTTGCCAAGTGAAGCCGATTCCAGCTTCTTGATTATGCCGCGCTCCTGCAACCAGACCGCGGCGTCACTGAACTGCTTCTTGGCATTCAATTCTCGCTTGCGCATGATTTTGTCAGCATCCTCACTCATGGCCTGCTCCGGCGTGAGCAGCACCATTCCGTGGTCTTCCGCAAATCCGCTCCAGCCGAGCGTGTAATAGCGGCATGGCGCGTTGGCCTTGCGCAGTTTTTCGGGCGGCTGGTTGCGGTCTCTGTCCCAATCGTAGGTCTGGTCACACATGTAGGCGAGCACAAGTTGAGCCATCGCGTAGATGCCGAGGTTGTCGCCGCGACGGTAGGCAAGACGACCCTCATGTGCGAGCTCGTAGAAGGCGTCGGTGTTCTTGTATCCCATCGGTTTCATCTGCTTTCCCTCCATGCCTTGCCGTATGCTGGTGCATGGAGAATCGTCCTAGGTTTTCCATACCCGTGTGGTTCTGACCAACCGCACGGGTTTTTATTTAATGCTATGAACTATACTACCACACGAGAGTATAAGCAAATTTATACAGTATGTATAAGGAAGATTACCAAAACCGCGTAAATCGGTATAACCGACGTTATACATATATAAGTCTTATACAATACTTAACATTTTTTTACTAGGGATCGCAACGAAAAAGGCCCCGCCGAAGCAGGGCCAAAAAGAAGAATCATCACTGTTTGGCGAACGTGCCGCAAGCGGAGATCTTCAACTGCTGACCATCACTCACGGTCACTTCGGGATAGCCGCCGCCAGGAATATCATTCTGCACGATACTGCCGCCAGACTTGACCTCCCAATAGCAATCATCGCCGACCGGACTCGTGGCCCGGTAGGTTCCGGCTTCGATGTCCTTGCCGACCTGCCAGACGCCAGCCGACACGGAATTACGCTTCGCCTGTTCGACCTGACCCGTCAACGTTTCGAGCTGTTTCTTTGCATCATCGACCTGCTTCTGCAAATCATCATGCTTGGACTTCAAATCGGCGATACCGTTCTTGATGTTATCGGCGCTGGCGATGGTCTGATAGGCCTGCTCGTAGTCGGCCTTCTGGTCTTCCGCGAGCTTCCGATACTTCTGGTATTCCTTGTCGGCCTTGGCGGTTTCCTCGGCCACCTTGGAGACCGCAGCGGAATGCACGCCGCGAGTGTAGGCGATTGGGGCTGTGGAGATGATTCCGACAAGCAGGCACGCCACGGCGACACATATCGCCACCAGAGCGCTCACAGGACGTGATGACGTCGCGCGTAGGCGATTCGCATCGGAGGTATCCTGCGGCTGCATGTTCTGGTTTGTCATTGTGTTCTCCTTCTTCTCAAAGGTGGGTGTTCTCATCCTACCCTCATGTTGATTTGCAAATGTCATTTCGTGGTTGTATTTTATAAACCAGAATCGAACAAACGTTCGATTCAAGGGTTAAAGGAAAGGGGCTTGCGATAATCCGCCAAGACTCACGCAAACCCCGAGTGCAGCACCAAGGGAGGTGCCGTATGGGTTAGTCTACTCGCTTTCCTTCCATTCCGCGCGCCCTGTCGATCAATGCGAAGGCGTTGGTGAGATGGAAGTGCCTTGCGAGCCGGTCAAGTTCGTCCGTATCCCACGCCTTGTTGCCTACGAGCCGGTCGTGTGCGTATGCCTGCGACCTGTCCACGAGCTGGCCGACCTGTCTTTGTGAGAGGCCTTCCTCTTCGGCTAGGATTCGGACTGTTTCTGCTACCAATTTGGTGATGCTGCTTGTCGGCGGCATCTCATCTTTTCTAACCATGTCTCTTAATCTATCGCATTTGCGATAAATATGCAACATTTGTAAACCAAGTGAGCGGGTTGAAATATGGCACACTGCGACACGCCCACTCGCAAATGCGATTGACAACACGAAAACCAAAGATTATAACTGTAAACATCATTCGCAAATGCGAACACGAAAGGACGGAAATTATGGCAAGCTTTCAGGACGCCATCACAAATGCGGTCAAGACGCAAGCCGCCCGCAAGGACGTATCCAACGGCGACATCGCCGGAGCACTCGGAATCTCCCGGCAGATGCTATGGCGTTACCTCAACCACGAAGCTGCATGGAACAGCGATCAATTCCCACCATTGGCGAAAGTCCTCGGCTTGGAATCCGAGTGGGCGCTCTTCGATCTGGCGAAGCAGGAAGCCGTAATAGCGCAGGAGCAGGCGGCATGACGAACATTCTTGACATTCTGGACAATCCTCCCGCCCCGCCGGCACGAAACCGGCTGACCGATCCGGGCGACATCCACTTCATCTCCAAAGACGGTTGGCCGATCGACTTCTACGCCGGCAACCTCGGCAGTCTCCACATGTACGTGACCATCGGAGACAGGCCAATCGGCATCAACCTCACGCCAGCGCAATTCGAGACCTTGGCGCATTGGATGCAGGAAAGAGTAGGAGCCACACGATGACCGAAGAAGCCCTGCTGGAAGACCTGAAAGCCCTCGTGAAAGGCATGAGCTTCTTCCGCGCGCACCTCGCCAACACGAAATGTGATGACGACTTTCAGAATGGCGTCGTGGTCGGCGGCAAGGCGGCAACCGGATCATGCATCAAACGACTCAACGACATCATCCAAAAATACGAAAAGGAGAACCAGTCATGAAGTCGAACACCGGCATTTTGGTGGCTACCGCATTGGCCTGCATCACCGGAACGCTACTGCTTTCGTGGGCTACAGCTGAATCGCTCGGTTGGACTATCACGGCGGCGGTAATCCTCCTCGGCTCGGTCATGTACCTGGCCGCACAAGCCAATCACGACGAGTCGTACGATTCGTCTACGGATTGAAAAATTCAAGATTTGCGGTCGGCTCCGGACACAACCTAGGGCCTTTCGATTGTTCCAGCCGACCGCACCTTGCTCTGCTGGCGGAATGGTATACGCGGCGGTCTTAAAAACCGACAAAACCCCACAAACCCTTATAAGGGCGGGGTGATACGGGTTCGAGTCCCGTGCAGAGCACTAGGTGTTCGCGTCAACGTCACCCGCTTGCGGTTTTCAGGATTCACCACAAGCGGGAACGAAGACCGGCTGGCGGAAACGACAGCTCCGCCGCAGTGAACCGATCTGCGCGAACGCCACCAACGTCGAAAGGAAAACAATATGAACGACATTCTCAGCATCACTCGGAAGCTTGAATGGCTCCAAGCGCACGGATACGTGCGGGAAATCAACGGCGAGCAGACCCTCAGCACGAAGGCCCTCAGCCTGATTTCAAAAGTGCCTGTCGTAAGGCTTCGGCTCGCCGTAGCCAAGGGAATGCTGGAAGAAGGAAACACATTCCACATTCCAGAAGACATGTTGAAAGACATACGCAGAGGAAGCAAGGAACTTCAAGCCAAATACAACACCACCAACATGATCGAGATCCTTTACGCGGAGGCAACCAAATGAGCAACGATATTGTTGAAGTCCCGTTCAACGGAAGCGTGATGCTCGCGCAGAAGTCTGACGACGGGGAAATCTATGCGGCGTTGAAGCCGATCTGCGGAAACATCGGGATTGCTTTCAATGGCCAGAGGGAACGGCTTAATAGAACGCCTTGGGCAACTGTGCGTATCATACGCACGGTTGGTGCCGATGGTAAACCACGCGACATGATGGCCGTCAGCCGTAAGACGTTGACGATGTGGCTTGCCACCATCGACACGAGCCGACTCAAGGACGAACAGGCTCGCCGTAACGTGATCGTCTACCAGCAGGAAGCCGCCGAAGCACTCGATTCGTATTTCAACGAAGGTGGCGCAATCCGCGTTTCCGATTCCGACAGCGATGCGGACATCATGGCTCGGGCCGTGCTTGTGGCGCAGAAGACCATCGAGCGGAAGAATGAGCAGATTCAAGCACAGTCCGATCGCATCAGGGAATTGGAGCCGAAGGCCTTGTTTGCTGACGCGGTTGCCGCTTCGGACGGCACGTGCCTGGTTGGCGAACTGGCGAAGATGCTCCGCCAGAATGGTTTGGACATTGGTCAGAACAGGCTGTTCAGACTGCTTCGTGATGACGGTTTCCTTGGCAAGTCCGGTGCGAACACGAACGTGCCGACGCAGAAGGCGATGGAATTGGGCCTGTTCCGTATCAAGGAGACGGCGGTAACTCATTCGGACGGCCACGTGACGATCAGCCGCACGCCGAAAGTCACCGGCAAGGGCCAACGGTATTTCATCAACCGCTACTGCCCGAAGCATGATGCCTGAGCGCTTGCTGACTCCGCTTCAAGCCGCGAAATTCTTGGGTGTGAGTCCTCGAACCCTTGCGAATTGGCGGAGTCGCGGCGGCGGCCCCCGGTACACGAAATTGGGGGTTCCGCCACCACAGGGCAGGCAGGATAGGCGGCCGGTGCGCTACAGGCTACACGACTTGGAAACCTACGGAAGCATCCTCACAAGGACGGAGGCGAGATGAAAACCCACCTATCAACCACAAGCTTCATTCCCGGCGCACGACTCCGAAGCCAAGCCAAGCTGAAGGGTTCCTAGGTCAGCCATCACGAGCCGCCCACCCTAAGCGAACAAGGCATCGACGTGGAACAGCTGATCACAGACCATGAGAAGGAAATACAGAGAATGCGAGGTGAAACACAGTGAGCGACAAAGAGCCAGAAGAAACCGATTGGACGGATTTCGCGGCTGACATCGCCAAGCTCCGCGCGCACAGTCCACGAGACCCAATGCCCCGGCTCGACGGCAAACCACCAGCCGGACCGCCTGCCGAGCCAAGGAAGGAGAAGCCAGTAAGAGACATCATGCATCCAAGCGACAAGACCTGCGAAGCATGGTCGAAACTCACACCGAACCGACTCACGCCGGAGCAAGCCAAAGCCGTCTCGGACTGGCAGGCGCGCCGACGCATTCTCGACTATTGGCTGCAATTCATGAGCCTGAACGGCCGTCAGCCGACAGTACGCGAAGCCAAGACGGCATTGCACATCGGCGGCAGCACCCTCACACCAAACCTACGAAGGCTCCGCAAGGAAAACAAAATTCCCACCGCCCGCAAGCCGGGCCGCATGAAAACCATAGGAAAGGAAACCATCATGACCGACAAGAAACCAACCAGCGCCGAAAACGACAAGGTCAACGAGAAGACCACGGCCAGTGAGCTTGACAGGCTCAAAGCCTACGTCAGCCACGAGAAAAGGTGCGAAGTCAATGCGGGCGAAGACTACAAGGACTACGGCGATCCGATCCGTCAGCTCGAACGGTACCTCACCATCCTTGACGACTTCGCCAACGAAACCATCCGCATTCGCCGCGCCTCTTATGAGGCAATCAAGAATGACGATTGCTTCGTCTTCGCCGAACACGACTTCCTCAACGACATCCTGAAAACCCGCCGAAGCATGGCCGCACTACTCAAGGCACTCAAGGAAGGAGCCGTCGACGAATGAGTGCATATCAGCCAGTTCTTGATCCAGCTTGTGGCGGGCGAATGTTCTGGTTCGACAAGGCGGACAGTCGTGTGCTCTTCGGTGACGTGCGCGACGAAAGCTGGGAACTATGTGACGGACGCAGATTCGATGTAAAGCCGGACATGTTGATGGACTACCGTGATCTGCCATTCCCTGACGAGACGTTCCGCATGGTTGTGCTCGACCCGCCGCACCTGCGCAACGCGGGAGAGACGAGCTACATGGCACAGAAATACGGATGCCTCGATCAAGAGACATGGCAAACCGACATCAAGATCATGTTCGCCGAATGTTTCCGCGTCCTGAAAGAACATGGCGTGCTGATTTTCAAATGGAATGAAACACAGATACCCGTCTCTCAGATTCTCAAGCTCACCACGTACAAGCCGCTTTTCGGCAACAAACAGCCGAACCGCACCGGAACACATTGGATTGTTTTCATGAAAGAGATTGACCATGAGTGAAGAATTCGATTTCAGCAACACGAGACCGGACGAACTGCGGGCCATCATCATCGCCAGCACGATCATCGACAAGCGCAACAGCGCCCTGCTCAAGGCCGCGAAAGCCGCGTGGGCGGAAGATCATGACGGCGGAGATGTGGAGGACTGCACGTTCGCTGGCATGGATGCTGGCAGTATCACCCTCACCAAAGGCGGCAACGGCGGCTACACGGTCAAAGACCCGCTGGCCTATGCGGACTACCTGCACGACATGAAGGAACCATTGGCCGGAGGGCGGAACTCGTGGGAGCAACGCAATTATCCGAAGCCAGAAGCCATGACCGACGAGTTCCTTGAAAACCTGATCCGCGCTCACGGTGGCGAACTGCCGCCCGGAGTCGAGTTCAAGCCGGGCCGTCCACAAACCGTCACTCTACGGTTGCCGCGCGGATTCGTCAACAAGGCATTCCAAGCCAGCCAAATCGCCAACACACTCAATCTCTTGGAAGGAAACAACACTAATGAGCAGTGATCTCGTACTCACCAAAGACCAGAACAATTTCACCGAACAGCAGATGGCCGCACTTCAGGCGCTCGGCGTGGAAAACGCAGGTCAGGGCGACCTGATGCTGTTCCTCAATCAGGCGCAACGCACCGGCCTCGACCCGTTCTCAAAGCAGATCTACATGATTGGCCGGCGCACCAAGGTCAACGGCCAATGGGTGACCAAGCAGACCATTCAGGTCGGTATCGACGGTTTCCGTCTGATCGCCCGCCGCGCCGCCGATGCCAGCCACGAACGCTATTCCGCGCCGGACATTCTCTGGTGCGATCCTAAAGGCGGTTGGCATGATGCTTGGATTTGGGATACGCCACCGGTGGCCGCGAAGGCGACGATCGTACGCGGCGAAGGCCAATTCTCAGCCGTCGCCCTCTATCGTGAATATGTCGGCACTCGTCTTGACAAGACGACGGGCAAGCAGGTGCCGAACACTATGTGGGCGTCCAAACCGGCATTGATGCTCGGCAAGTGCGCTGAAGCATTGGCATTGCGCAAAGCTTTCCCGATGGAGTTGAGCGGCTTGTACACGTCGGACGAAATGAGTCAGGCCGACAACATGCAGACGGTACCGGCAACCGTCGTGGAAGAGCCACCGGCACAGTCGACACAGCAGATGGCATCCAAGGCGCAAGCCGACGCGATCAACGGTCTGCTGCACGAGTGCGGCGTGGATTCTACGGACATGGCGCAATTTGTATTCCATGCTCATACCGGATTGTCCGGCATCACGTCGGCTACACAGCTCAGCCGTATCGATGCCGAGAATCTGACCGCCAGCAAGGACGTGCTCAAACAGCGCACCATGCAGGCAATCGAAGAATATCGCAAGCAACATCAGCCGGAAGAAGCGGCTGAAGAGAAGAAGGAGGCATGATGGCAGGCGAAACCATTCTCACGATCATTGGCAATCTGACCGCCGAACCGGAAATGCGAACCACAAGCAATGGCGGCACGGTATGCAATTTCAGCATCGCCGCCACGCCCCGCACGTTCAACCGCCAGTCTAACCAGTGGGAGGACGGGGGTGCCCTGTTCATGCGTTGCACGGCATGGCGGGACATTGCCGCGCATTGCGCACAGTCTTTGCATAAGGGCATGCGTGTGATCGCGCAGGGTCGGTTGCAACAGCGCACCTATCAGGCCAAGGACGGCGCCCAGCGCACCGTTGTGGAGTTGCAGGTGGATGAAATCGGCCCAAGCCTACGTTATGCGACGGCGCAGGTGCAGCGTATCCAGCATGCGAACGGCGGCGGACAGAACATGGCTCAGGCTCCGGCTCAACAGCCGGTAGCGGGCGGTTGGGGCGCACCAGCTGACCCGTGGAGCGCGCAGGCCAACAACGGTGCCGACGAATTCGGCGGCGGGGAGAATGATTTCTGATGTCGAATCCGCCGAAGCAGAAGGGCACGAAGTTCGAGACGGCAACCGTCCGATACCTGCGCTGGGCGGTGCAGGACGAGCGCATCGACCGCATGGCATTGCACGGCACCAAGGACACCGGCGACATCACCGGAGTCCTGTTCTGGGGGCATAAAGTGTGCGTCGAATGCAAGGATACGAAACAGCCTGATTTTGCGAAGCATTATGCCGAACTCACGGACGAAATGCAGAACCTCGGCACCGAATATGGCGTACTAGTCCAGCATCGCAAGGGCCTCGGACTGGAACACATGGACGGCCAAATGGCGATAATGACCCGAAGCATGCTCGATCGGTTCACGGCACCCTTCGCCACGTCGCCAGTACCGGAGGTCGTGCAGACGATGGCAGAACCACTCAACGTCAAAGGCCCACAGCTCGTATGGATTCCCTTGCGCCTGTTCGCCTCCCTCTTGAATGATCTGCTACCGCTCGGCCCAGACGAAAACGGGGAGGTGTGAAGATGGGCGCAATGTGTGGTTATCGCATTCAAGGGCACGTGTACACGGCTCCGCAGATGATCGCCCTACGGCTTATCGTCGCAGGCCATCAGATTGGCACCGGCAGCGGCCCACGACGCACCGCCAACATCCTGGAACGGCTCGGATGCATCAAGGAGACGGCGCCGGACACATTCCAGGCTACCGATTTCGGCAGGCAGGTCGCGGCCATCGCAGACCATCGGGACGCCATGCCACCACAAGCCGAATCCGCGAACCGCATCGTCACCGACCACTTGAACGAATTCTGGGATTACCTCTACTCGCATCCGAAAACCTACCATTATCAGCCTCCGAAACTGAGGGTCGTGTGTGAAAGGAGTCGCAATGCCTGACGGAATCCGCCAATGTCCCGAATGCGGACACTATGCCATAGGCCCCGACCGGTGCCCACGAGCACAGAACCCACGCTTGGACTGCAAATACCGGAAACAACAAAACAAGCAACTATCCGAAATGCTCAAAAGAAAGATGGGACGATGACCAGCATCGAAAGCCTCTGCGAAGACATTCGCAGGAACGTGACGGTCTGGAAAAGATACCGCGACAAAGGCGGAAGCGACCCATTCTGGACGGACGGCGACAACATGAACCTGTGCCGAAACCACATCATCGACGACCGACGCCGCATCGAAGAGATCATCACGACGGATGGCATCGACCCGCCCGCCGAGCTTCTGATTCCGGTACCGCCCGAAGTATCCGCGGACTTCATGGCCCACCGCCTCAATGCTGCGGAACGGAAAAGGCTCCGCCTACCCGCAGTTTCCAAGAAGAAGCCGGAATACGACGAACACCAACCAGACCTATTCGCCTGAAAGGAGACGAAATGACCGACCACGAATGTTTCCTCCCTTGGCCTACCTATCGTGCCGTGTTCTGTTGTCCGGTTTGCAATGACTGGTTCGCAAGCGAATACAGTTCCTGCGCCGACGTCTTCTACTGGCAACCATGCAGCGAACTATTCGTACGCATCTTCCACCACAAGGCATGGAAAGCAGAAAAAACCAAAAAGGAGAACCGAAAATGAACATCACATCAACCCAGCCAGACGTTCATATTGTCATCTTCAGTCCAACCGACCTATGTGACAAAGGGGTCGTCAGCAAAATATGCGTCACTTGCAATAACGGCGTAATCGTACACCTCACCAAAGAAGCTCTTTTCACCCTACGCGACAAGATCAACAAGCTCTACCCGCCCGTCGAATCGTACGAACCTGAACTGGGCTTACCAGAGGAACCGAAGGAACCCGGATACTACGCCACCCAGCAGAACCTGCTGCTAATCAAGGACTCAGAAACGGACTGGCACATGACCGTCTGGCACATGCACTGGAAGGACGGCAGTTCGTACACGAATGACTGGGGCATCGTATGCGAAACCTTAGGTGATGAAGCATTTCCGCTCACCAAACTCAATACCGGAAAGGAACACTGACATGAGCAATATCAGCCCGAAACACTATAAGGGTGGCCCTTTCGAGTGCATCGAACTGTCCCGTCTGCTCAGCTCGGACTGGGGTCAGGTAGTCCAATACTGCTACCGGTGGAAGGACAAGAACGGTACGGAAGACCTCAGGAAGGCCGCATGGTTCGCACAGGACGCGGTAATGCACGGCATACCGATCATCACGCACGATGACTGCATCCGTGAAATCGACTATCGCATTTGTGAAATCCGCGCCCTATTGACGACCCTCGCCAAAGCGGACTGGATGGACTTGAGGGAAATCTGGATAACCCTCGCAGACGGCACACCGCAACACGTGCTCACATTGCTGATTCGCAAGATTACGGAAGTCGAAAACGAACAGGCCGATCATGCTTGACCCTCAGCCGGACTTGGTGGAAATCGCGGAAGCCTTGGACATCATGAGCAAACCGCACTACGGGTCAAAATGCTGGCTGAACGCGGCCATCAACCACATGCCCTGTTCCACCGAACGGCAGGAAGCAATCTGGAAGACCTACGGCGACGGGAGACTTGGCTGATGTGGAATCCGTACGGATGGCATGTCACCTGTTCGCACTGCGGCAACACGGTATCCAGCAACAGCATCGACTGCCCCTACTGCGGACAGAACATCTGGCTCGGATATTTGCCAAGCGAATACACGGAATCAATCAGGAAAACGAAAGGAGGCGACGATGCGGATCAGGACAACTAGGCCGGAATACTACACCAGTCCCACAGTTGGCGAAATGAGCTGGGATGCACGGCTTGTCTTCCACCACCTATGGAGCTACGTCGAGGATAATGGCGTGAACTACGACAGTCCGAAACTAATCAAGAGCATGTGCATGCCTTATGACGGCGATCAGGTCGTATCCCGCATCGAAGCCGCGCTGGACGAATTGGAAAAGCTGGATTGTCTTATCCGATACGAGTGCGACGGCCATCGCTTGCTGTTCCTTCCCGGCTTCAGAAAGTGGCAGAAAGTCCCGCATCCGGGCGCCTGCCACTTCCTCCCGCCGAACGGATACGACGAGCAAGGCTATCCAGTCTCTCACGAGGAGTCATGCGACTCTCATGAGAGTCTCACGACTAGTGCTGAGAGTCTCACGACTAGTCGTGCCTTTAGTAGTAGTAGGAGTAGTAGTAATAAGAAAGAAGAAGAAAATAAATTTTCTTCTTCCAAAGAAAAAACCACTCTTATCACATTCCAGACCAGCCGTGAGAAAGCCCACGTGAATGCCGAGATCATCAAGGCCTATCCCGACCTTGACCTGCCGGATTCCTGGAATGCTTTCATGTCACACCATCATGGCGAGACCCGCACGGTAACGGACTGGACTCGCCAGTGGAAGGGCTGGTGTCAGCGCCGCGCCAAAATGTCGGGCATTCCACCATCGAAGCCACATGTGCATTCCTGGCAATGCGAACACGTACTGCGGCAACTTGGCCTCACGTTGGAAACCGCACAACCAGACCAAACCGCCTGCCAACTCGCAGACCAACTCAACAAGGAGAACCAATGAACGAACAGGACGAGAAGCCGACCATTGAGGAAGTGATCGACTACTGCACATTATGTCTCAAAGGCGCACGGTATCAGATTCGCAAAGCCGAAACGGAAAACTGGCCGCACGACCTCTCCAGCTTCCACGGAGCTAGGCACGCATTCGAATCCGTCATCGACTTCTGCCACGGAAAAAACGACTTCGACGTCTACCTGCACCAACTCAACAAGAAAGGAAACTAATCATGGCGACGAACGTGAGTGAGAAGGATAAGACCCTCAACGAAATCATCGAATACTGCGAGGCAAAAAGCAGGGAAGAACAGAATTACGCCCGCACTGTGCTTAACGACATTGCCAAAGGCTGGGCTCTAGCAGGAGCTCGCACATATGACCGCATAGCCAAGCATTGTGAATCCATGCTCGGCTATTCCGGTTCGATGCCAAGCGAAGTACCAAACCAAAGCGAGGACGCAAAATGAGCAAGAAGACCAGTGACGATACCGTGGTCATACCGGTTTACTGGTGCACGTATGGCAGTAGCAACCTCAAAGGAACCGATCTGCTCAGGGAAGCCCTCCACGGAGGCTATCACGTTGTCCGGGCCGACACCATTCCCGAAAGCGGTTGCCCTTACATATCATCAACGATTATCTACATCCTCGAAAAGGAATACGAGGGTACGGAATGACCTACCAGCTTGTCAGCGATACTGGCGGCAGTCTAGGCGAGGATTATCAGACTCTCGCCATCGCCATCGCCTTTGCGAAAACAGCCAACGGCATACTGGGCATCCCAGTCCACATCATCGACGTGGACGACGAGGAGGAAATCATCACGATAGGAGGAACACATGAGTGACGAAGAACTCCAAACCATCTGGCAGCAAAGCATCGACCATTACGGCAGGCAAATGCAGTCAATCGTCTGCATGGAAGAATGCGGCGAATTCATACAAGCAATCAGCAAAAAGTTGCGTGAACACACGCCGTTCACCAGCTTTCTGGCCGAAGAAATGGCCGACGTGATTATCTGCCTACACCTGCTGCAACTCATGTACGGCATCAAGGACAAGGACATCATGGACTTTGTCGAAGCCAAGACCCTACGGCAGGCAAAACGAATGGAGGAGGAACAATAGGCCATCATGCTCACTAAACATCAGAAAGACCAAGCACACAGGCTAGCCGCCAACAAGGTTGATTGGCACGACATCGCACGAATCCTCCAAATCCCGTATCCGATCATCGCAAACGAACTAGGAGAACAGCCTCGTGAAATGCCCCACCTGCGGAACACAAATCAAGCCAACCAACTGGATCTGTGGTAACTGCCAAAAAGACTACTGGAAGATGATATACATGCTCGGCCACGAACAGTTGCCAGCATTGCACAGTCTCAGCCTCAAACAAGCACGCATAGGACGACGCACCCGCACGCCAAGCACCGGTTACGCGCCACTGCCACTCGACCAGCACGCACTCGACCTGATCGACGCAAGCAGCCGATGGCTAGCCGAAACCGCAGGCAAAATCAACACAGCATACGCCAACCTGCGCTGGGACAAGGCATGGAAGCGAATCCTCGCCAACCGACACACCATCCTCAACATGCCAACCATCGAAGACGACTACCATGCATTGCAACGCATCATCCGACGCAACGACCAAGCCCTGACCCCGCAGGAAGACATGATCCTCATAGGCACCTGCCCTCACTGCCAACGGCAATTGCAAGCCCCGCCAGACGCACTCACCGCATCCTGCACGTGCGGTGGGGAATGGCCCGTACCAGCCATCAAAGCCGAACGCGACCGCAAACTGTGGGAACTGCAAATCACCGGCACGCCAAGCGACGCCGCCAACGAACTCAAACGCTACGGCCTCCAAGTCAGCCGCAACCTCATAAGCCAATGGCTCCGACGCGGCAAGCTCCACGCCACGCCGACAAACCGTAAGAACGAGTACGTATTCAACCTAGGCGAACTCGCCGCCCAGCTTGACTGTCACCGGTAAAATGGTATGCTGACGTACGTCAGTACGAGATAATCGGAACTGAACTGAGAATTAGCAAGCCCCAAGCCAGCACGCTCGGGGCTTTACTATTAGCTGATCCACAAGCTGTGGGAACAGTCTCCGGGGTCGTCCAACCAAGGGCGGCCCTAGCAATAGTCCCCGCCCATTCAGGCAGGGCACCCGCTTCGGCCCGGCACGGCAAGTAGGGCTCTTCCCCTCTTGGTTCTCTCCCTACCACTGGTTCGACCCCAGTGCGAAGCACCACCATCCACACGGTAGCCACCACACAAGCAGGAGGCACCACACACATGAGCCTACGACGATGCGCATGGCACAACTGCCCACAACTCGTAACACAAGGACAACGCTACTGCAAACCACACAAACACGCCTACGAACAAGCCAGAGGCACAGCCACACAACGCGGCTACGGCAAAGCACACAAACAAGAGAGGACACGGTGGGCTAGGGCCATAGCGGGAGGGGCCACACCAACCTGCAACAAATGCGGCAAACCAATCACAAACAACGATGAATGGGACCTCGGTCACACCGACAACCGCCAAGCATGGACCGGGCCAGAACACCGCAGTTGCAACAGACGCGACGGCCAAGCCAAGAGCACCGCAAGCCAAGAACATTGGAAACATTGACAAAGCACAACAGCAACCACAGTAAAACCAAAAAACAAAAACATTCACAAACCACTTGCGAAAACCGGAAAAAATCCAGTCACAAACCAAACTGCATACCCCTAGGGGGTAACCCAAACAGCCAAGACCGGAACCGCCGGAGAGGGGACTCGCAAGTTCGCGGATAGTTCAGACTTTTACCGACAAGACATCAACCGTAAATCTTCCGATTGGAGGTGACCATGGTACGAGGTGGCGCCCGAAGCCGTTCAGGCCCCGCACCAGACCCGCAATCGGCACGCTCCGACGCCCGAGGCCTATCCGCCGATGTCACGGTACTGTCCTCCAAAGGCTACAAGCACAAGCCAAAGGCCTTTCCGCTCGGGGAATGGGTGATTTACGAGACGTGGAAGGACGAGGACGGCAACCTTCGCAAAACCCGCGACGATACCGCTACGGAGCATTGGCGGGCACGTGAGGAAACGGTTTGGAAGGATTTGTGGAAGACTCCGCAGGCTATCGCATGGCATATGCCACAGTTCGCCTACCTGTTTTCCACGGTTGCCTTGTATGTGCGACAGTTCGTAATCTGCGAATCGTCCGATGCGAAGGCCGCCGACCGTGCGACATTGGCACGCTATGCCGACATCATCGGCTTGACGCCGCAAGGCCTGCATTTGAACAATTGGGCGATCATCGATGACGAGGCGAAGCCGGTACAGTCCAATTCCGCGAAGATCATTCCGATCAAAAGCGCGAAGGAACGTTGGAAGGATTCGTTGAAAGGGTGACGTATGCAGCAGGAAATGCCGAAAACCCTTGGATTCCTGTTTGCTGACTGGATAGCCTGGCATTGCGTCGTCCCTAACGGTTTCGACCTTGGCAAGCCGTTCGAGCTTGTCGGCTGGCAGTTGGATAACGCCATCGACTTTTATCGGGTGAAGCCTGATGCTGTGTATGATCCGGCTCGGCCCCGGCAGGCGGCGGCGTTCAAGTGGCGTCGTGGCCAGATTGTGGGCGGTCAGAAGCTGGGCAAGTCGCCTTTCGGTGCGGCTGTTGCTGCGTTTGAGGGTGTCGGACCTTGCGTTTTCTGCGGTTGGGCCAAGGGCGGCGAAGTGTTCCGCTGCTCGGACTGGGGTTGTTCCTGCGGTTTCGAGTACGAATATTCAGCTGGTGAGCCGATGGGCATGCCGCGTCGTACCGCGCTGATCCAATTGTTGGCCACGTCGGAAGAGCAGACGGCTAACGTGTACCGGCCATTGCAGTCCATGGTGCGTAATGGCCGCCTATCCGATTTGATGAAGGTGCGTGAGGGCTTCATCCGATTGCCTAATGGTGGTCGTATCGACCCTGTGACGGCTTCGGCGCACTCGAAGCTAGGCAATCCTGTGAACTTCGTGCTTGGTGACGAGTCCGGCATCTGGACTAGGCGTAGCGGCATGTTCGAAGTCGGCGACACGGTGATGCGTGGTGCCATGGCTATGGACGGCAGAATGCTTGAGCTGACGAATCCATGGGACCCGATGGACGCCTCGTTCGGCCAGATGACCTACGAATCCACGGCTTCGGACATCATGAAGTTCTTTCCGAAGCATGATCCGTCATTGGATTTCGCCAATCCGCAGGATAGGCGTAAGATTCTCGAATTCGTCTACTCTGGAAGTCCGTGGGTGCCGTTGGATCAGGTTGAGGCCACGGCTTCCGAACTGATGGCCCGTGACCCGGCGCAGGCTCGCCGTTTCTACGGTTGTGAGATTGTGCAGGGTTTGGGTTCGTACATGCCTGAGCCGCTTTACGATGGCACGATGGTTGACCGTCAGCCGCCTGAGCCGGGTGCTGAGATTTGTCTCGGTTTCGACGGTTCGCAATCCGGTGACTGGACGGCATTGCGTGCGGAAACGTTGGATGGATGGCGTTGGACGCCGACCTATGGCCCGTCCGGCAGGCCGTCCTATTGGAATCCAGTCGAGTGGGAGGGGCGCATTCCTCGCAGTGAGGTCGATGCCTGCGTCTCCGAACTGTTCGACAAGTATAAGGTGCGTCGATTCTACTGCGACCCACACCCGTGGGAAACGCAGGTTGATGCGTGGGCGTACCAGTACGGCGAGGATATTGTGGTGCCTTGGCCGACGAACCGCATAGGACGCATGTTCGACGCGCTCACTCGCTTCATGGAGGATACAGCCGACCATTCCACGACGCATTCCAATGATCGCATGGCTCGACTGCACATGATGGCGGCGCGTAAGGTTGCGAAGCCGGGCGACAAGTATGTGCTTGGCAAGCCGAGCGAGAATCAGAAGATCGATATAACCATGGCTGACATTTTGGCGCATGAGGCCGCTTCTGATATGCGTGCGCTGGGCTGGGGTTCCGAGTCTAGCAAGGTATTTGTTTTCCGATGATGGGGAGGGTCTGCGATGGCGTGGTTGCCTGATAAGGCGCAGGATATGCTTCGTCGGCTTTCCGACCAGCTTTACGGTACCGCCGAAGTGTTCGGCAGGCTTGACCGGTATGTGGATGGCCAACAGCATCTGCGACAGCTTGGCTTGGCTATTCCGCCTGAATTGGAACGGTTCACGGTCATCGTAAATTGGCCTCGCGTCGTGGCTGAAAGCCGGGTGGACCGACTTGACCTCAAGGGGTTCCGTGTCGGTGAGAATCTTAAGCTGGCTGATGATGCGTGGGAATTCTGGCGTTCCAGCGGCTTAGATGAAGACCAGACCAGCTATCTTGATTTCGAAGTGTTTGGACGCTCGTTCAAGACTGTGGAGATGGACGAAACCGGCTTGCATATCGAGAATGTGAGTCCGATTGACATTCTCGCCCATCGTGATCCGGTGACCGGGCGGCTTGATGCGGCATTACGCCGGTATCGGGACGTTGACGATTACGATTTCATGAGTACTGTCGGCTGGCGTCTGTATTTGCCGGACCGCACGTATACGATCGACACGAACTATCAGGTGCGTTCCGTGGTTGAGAATCCGCTCGGCATAGTGCCGGTGGTTCCGGCCTACCGCAATCCGCGCACCACGATTCCTCTGCATAAGACGTGGCCGCGGTTGCGAGGTACCAGCGCCTTGACCGATGTAATCGACATAACCGACGCGTGCGCACGAGACCTGACCAATGCGCAGGTGGCGCAAGAAACTCATGCCGTGCCTCAGCGCGGTGTGCTGGGCGCCACCAAGGGCGACTTCGTGGACGATAATGGCCAGCCGTTGACCACGTGGGAAGCCTACTACGGCAGGATTTGGGCGTTGGGTAATCCGAATGCGAAGACTTTCGAGTTTTCCAGCTCAAGCATGGAGAATTTCGAGCGCATGGTGAACCTTTACGCGCGTTTGTCGAGTGGCGTTACCGGTTTGCCGCCGAACTATTTCGGCTTGGCCGCCGATGATGCGGCTTCCGCCGATGCGATTCGTTCGCGTGAGGCGAAGCTCGTGAAGAGCATCGAACGCGACCAGAGGACACTGGGACGGCAGGCGGTGCAGACATGCCGTCTCGTCGCCGGATTGTTGCGTGGCGAGAAAGCCATGAGCGCTTTCGATGATGCCGATGCGCTCTGGTACGACGCTGGCACGCCAACCGTGGCTCAACGAGCCGATGCAGTGACAAAACTGTATGCGACGGCTGATCCGACCGGCAGGCCGCTCATGCCTCGTGAAATGGCGTGGGAAGAGCTCGGCTGGGGGCCGGAGAAGATCGCGCGTGCGAAGAAGCTGCTCGAGTCGGACGAGGAAGGCTGGATGCAGGGCTATGTGAAACCGGAGGTGGCAGATGGCGTACGGTCAGATGCTGCCGTCGGCGGCGCGACGGCAGGCGAGCGATCTGAGACGGCGGAGCAATCGGCTGGCCGTCCGATTGGCGGCACTGTGGCGGAGTAACGCTTCCGAGGATTTCGGCGAATCCTATGCGTCGTGCATGCCTGAAATGTTTAGGTTGTTGGATTCGGCGCAGTTGCAGACGGCGCGGGAGGCGATGGCGGCTACACCGGTGGCGATGGCCGCATTGGACGGCACCGACCGATTGGCGGAATACACTGTAGACCCGCGCCAGTGGGTTGGTGTGAACGGCAACGGCATGAACACGGTTGATGTGATGTGGGGCGCCGTGACCAAAGGCAAGCAGGTTGTCAGCGGCTGCGGTTCGACGGACATCGCCTTGCATGTCATCGAAGTCGAACTGGTGCAACGCTCCCGCACGTTGCTGGCCGACACTCAACGTTCAGCCGCGATAGTCGCAGGACGAAGCCGATACGTGTACTGCGGTTACGTGCGCGGCCTGACGCCGCCAAGTTGCGGCAGATGCGTGATTCTGGCCGGACAGCCGTGCGGTAGCGAACCGTTCGAACGGCATCCGAACTGCGATTGCATCGCCATACCGACATCCAAGACGCCGAATACGGTGCTCACAAGCGCGAACGAATACCTCGACAGCCTCTCCGACGACCAACTGGTCAAAGTGCTCGGCAGCAGGGCAAACGTTCGCGCATGGCAGGATGGCGCCGACCTGAACCAGCTAATCAACGCCTACCGGCGCAAAGGCAGCGTATCCGCGGCTCAACTGTATGGCCGTCGTATCAAGTACACGACCGAAGGTCTGACGAAACGCGGCCTCGCTTCGTCTCGCATGATTAGTGCCGGATATGCGAAGGAATACGTGAAGCATGGTGGGCGATACATGAAAGTGGATCGACCGCGACTTATGCCTGAAACGATTTATGACGTTTGTGCGCGAACAGGCAAGGACCCGCGCCAAATGCTCTACGACTACGGCTGGATACTCTAGCCGTTCCATTTTTTAAGACCGTAGGCTGGGCAATCCGCCTACGGCAGTAACCAACCGCAACGGAAGGACAACAATATCATGGCTGACGCAGCAGCAACAGCAACCGCAACCGCGGATTCGGCATCGAACGTGACCACCACGGCTGGCTCGCCGGCATCCGGAGACTCGAACGTCTCCGTGGCGTCGCAGGCTACACAGGTGACCACGACTCGCGCTCAGGCCGAAGAAGCATTGCAGAATCTGGTCAACGACGCTCCCGCAACGGAAGAGCCGGAAACCAGCGAAGAACAGCAGCAGTCCGAACCGGAACCGGATACCACGGAACCGGAAGACACCGGCGAAGAGATCGAAGGCGAAGCCGAACTCGGCGACAAAGGCAAGAAAGCCCTGAACCGTATGAAGGCCGCAGTGAAAGCCTCCAAACATGAGGCCGAAACGTTGAAAGCCCGGATCTCCGAACTGGAAACGCAGATATTCAATGCGAACGTCGAAAAGGCCGCAACCGGCAAACTCCAGCATCCAGAACTCGCAATGAGGCTCGTGGAAGGCGTGGACGCCAACAGCGACCGGAAGGCCATTGACAAGGCCATCGACGCGATCCTGCGCAAATATCCCGACATGGGCGTTCCCGCGCAGGCTGATTCTGTCACGGACTCGTTGCAGGAGCTGTTCGGCGCGAAGCCAACCATTCCGGAGGGCGAGTCGAGGACGAGGGCGAACGCTGCGGTGTTCGGCTCACAGCTCGCGGCTCTCGGCCTCTAAAAACCGTTTTTCTAACATTCCTTTAAGGAGGAAACTATGACCGCGCTCGATTTGAGCCGTTCCACCTCCGGCGTCTACCTGACTCCGGAACAGTCCAATGAGATTTGGACTGACGTTTTCAAGCAGTCCGCCGTCACCCAGCTCGCCAAAGGCGTGAAGTTGCCAGGTTCCGGCATGGAATACGATACCCTCGGTGACCTGTCCGCCGCGCAGTGGGTCAGTGAGACCGACGAGAAGCCGGTGGACAAGCCGACCATCGGCTCGCGTATCATGAAGCCTTTCAAGGTTGCGAAGATCGTGCCGGTTTCTGAGGAATTCGTGCGAGACAAGGGCGCTCTGTGGGCCAAGATCAAGGAGCGCGCCTCTCAGAGCATCGCCCAGACCATTGACCAGACCTTCCTTACCGGCCTGATTACCGCACCGTCCACCGAGACCATGGACACGTTGAAGGACGCTCAAACCGTGAGCATCGGCTCCGGCAAGTATGCTGATTTTGTTAAGATCGCCACTACCATCCTCACCAACGACGGCGACCTGAACGGCATCGCCCTGTCCCCGCACGGCTTGGCTGAGGTGCTCAAAGCGACCGACGCCAACGACCATCCGCTGCTGGTGCCGAGCCAGTCCACCGAAATCGGCTCCCTGTTCGGCGCTCGAGTCGTGAAATCCCCGTGGGGCCATGTGCCGGAAGTCAAGGCCGACAGTGGCAAGGGTATCGCCGCCGCCAAGGAAGTGTTCGGTGTCGCCGGTGATTGGACCAATGCCCTGTACGGCACTGTTGAGGGAATCAAGATGAAGATTTCCGATCAGGCGACCATCAACGATGGCGGCACTCAGATCAACCTTTGGCAGCGTAACATGATCGCATTCCTGGTCGAAGCTGAGATCGGCTTCATCGTGCGCGATAAGAAGAAGTTCGCGGTCATCACCGCCTGACGGTAGGAGGCGACCATGACGGCTGACGTTAATGATGTCGCCACTCAGCTCGGCCGGAAAATCGACGATCCGTTGGAGACGGAGCAGATCACCGCTTGGATAGAGCTTGCGGAGATAACGATTCGCAAGCGCTATCCGAATCTCGACCAGATCATCGCCGATAATCGGCTGAGCCAGAGGACGGTGAATCTGGTTGAAGCGTTGGCTGTTGCTCGGTATGCGCGTAATCCGGAGGGGACGACCAGCAAGAGCACTCGCATCGATGACTATCAGGAGACGGTGGGCACCACGAATTCGGTGGCGACCATTGATCTTCTTGATAGTGAGTGGGCTTTGTTGGAACCGAAGGATTACGGCGCGTCCGGCGCTTTCACCATCGTGCCTGCCGGTTGGAGGCGTTGATGGACGGTAAGGTGATGGCTCGTGCCCGAATTACTGCGGAAAGCCTGATGACTGACCAATGTACGGTCACACGTCCCGGCGAAGCCGAAACCGATCCTGATACCGGCTTGCCGACCGTTGGCGGCACGAAGGTGTATGAGGGTTGTTGCAAGGTCCAGACTGCTGGCGGTTTGGCTTCCGAAAACGTCGAAGGCTCTGCTCCGCAGTCGATGGGCGCTGTCTCACTGGTCTGGAGCTTGTATGTGCATTTTCCATATGCGACTACCGGCTTGCAGAACGGTGATCTGGTCACTGTCACGCAATCCTCTGACCAGAATCTGACTGGCCGTCGATTCCGTCTGATTTCGCCACAAAGCGAGAAGACGTATGCGACGGCCTGCCGTTGGAACGTGAAGGAGGATGCATGACCGTTGATGCAAGTCAGCTCAAGGCTTTCGGCGCGAGTCTGCTTGGTGGTGCCGCCGTACGTCGTGCGCTCGTGTCTGCGGCGGTGAAGAAGGGTGCGCAGAACGTCAAGGAAAGCATTGAAGCCGACTTGAAAACGTCTGGTAACAGTGCTTTCCGACGTATTCCGATTCACTATGAGATGCAGACCGTTGGCTTGACTGGCGTTGCCGCCGACATCAGCCCTGTTAAGGGTGGTGCTGGCAGTCTTGCCAACGTCGCCTTCTTCGGTACCGCGAAGGGTGGCGGCACGCACCGATTCTACGAGCATGCCGAAGACGAACTGCCGCAGCTTGCCGAATACGTCGGCAAGGCTGGAATGGAGGGGATTACGTGAGCAAGATAGTCAGCATCATGCAGTTGACTTCCACGATTCTCGACCACATACCGGAACCTGCGGCAGGGTGGAAGGTGTATCGGCAGACCACGCCGAAGCCGACCGAGAAGCCGCCTTGGATTATCGAAACCGTGACTACGAGCGGCCATATCGTCGGAGAGACGCAACACGTGCATTCTGGTATCGGGGTGCTTACCGTGCGTGCGGTGAGCACTACCACGGATTCCGTGAATGTCATCGCCGATGATCTGATGATTCCGGCTTTGGCTGGCAAACGGTTCGTGGCTAACGGTTTCGATACCGGCGCTCTTGTCCTGTTTTCCGATTCCGGCGCATATGCTGCCGGTTTGACTGCTGAGGACACGAGCCTGCTGTATCAGGTGCGCCTGCTCACTTTTCATTTTAATTGGTCACGCCTGTGACCGATGACATGTTTATAGCCTCTCACGGTTTTATACCGTGGGAGGTTTTGTTTTAAGGAGATATTATGACCCTTGCCTTGGGTACTGAGATTCCGTCCACACCTGCGGATGGCAAGGTAGACACCATTTGGGTGCCGACCATTGCCGACATCACCAAGCCTAAGCTCACCGAGATTACCGCTGGCACGGACATTTCCAATTACGTGACGCTGGGCGGCTGGTCTTGCGAACCGTCGCAGGACACCATTTCCGACCAGCGCGAGAACACTACGCAGGATTACGAGAATCCGGGCCGTAAGAAGATCTCCGGCCCGTCAGTCGAAGTCATCGACAACACAAACACCGAACATTCCGAACAGAATGTGGCCATGGACACCCTCACCGAAGGTGCGGAAGGCTACTTCGTGCGCCGTTACGGCAAGGACACGTCCGAAGCATTCAAGGCCGATGACATCGTGAACGTTTACGCGGTGCGCATCGGCATGAGCTCCAAGGTTGCGATCGCCGCAAACAGCGTACTGCGCTCCAAGGTCAATTTCACGGTCAAGGCTCCAGGCTGGGCCGAGAACGTGAAGGTAACCGCCTAATTGAATTCTTCCCGCACCATGGGCTTTCCGTTCCTTTCACCATGATGCGGGATTTTCCTTTTTTCTCTGCCAAAGCAAAGGACACGATTTGATTAAGGAACTTTGTCATGGCTTTGAACGTAAAACTCCGCACTCGTACCGTTGAGGTGATTCTCGATCAGGACAAGGCGGAAGAAATCTACTCTCTTGGCGTGAAACTGGCTGGCGCTTCCGCTTCGGGTGGCGTGAGCGAAGCTGGCGGCAATCCTATCGCCACGGGGTTCGCGGAACAGATCGAACAGCTTCGCAAGGATGCGAAGAAGGACACTCTCGTACTGGAGTTGGAGGCGTTGCCATTCTCCAAATGGCAGGCGGTAGTCCGCGAGAATACCGTGACGAAGGGCGACTATGCGGGCATGCAGGACCAGTTCGGTCTCGTGTCCACGGCGATTCCGCAAATGCTGAAATCGGCCACATTGGGCGGTAAGCCGTTGCCTGAAGAGGATATGAGTGCTGACGCATTGCATGACCTGTTCGGCCAGCTGACGGACGGCCAGTTCACGCCATTGTGGGAGGCCGTACGTGATCTGAACACGTCGAGGGCTGACCCAAAAGCGGCCTCCGACCTAGCCTTGACGGTGCTCCGCAAGGACTGATCGACGAACTGCGCCTCTGCCGCAAGCTCGGCATCAGCTTCAAACGATTCCATGGTTGGGAGCCAACCTATACCGTGCAGCGCGACGCGCACCGCCGTATCACCGGCTATACCGCCGAATCTGAATGGGACGAGACGGAACGTGCATGGATGCTCGCCCTCGAGGAATACGAGCAGACCTTATGTCCACTATGCGGCCTTCCACGCGACATCTGCCATGATCCGCGCGGGGAGACGGCGATGCATGTCGATGCTGAAATCTGCTGGACCACGGTACACCGGCAGATGGCCGTCAAGAAGCTCCGTGATGCTGACCCGAAGGCCATTTGGAATGATGCGCTGACCACCAAACTTACCCTGCAACCATAAGGAGTGGCCTTGGCTGACAACAAGAACATCGTAGTCCGATTGCTGGCCGATACCAGCCAGTATGAGGCCGGTCTAGCCAAGGCCGGACAAAGCACCGATACCCTCGCCGGAGGTTTGGAGAAGACCGGCAGTAAGACAGGACTAATCGGCAAGGGCCTGACCGTGGCCGGACTAGCTGCGGCGGCGTTCGGTGCGGCGGCTGTGAAGATGACCGCCGACTTCGACCAGCAGATGTCAACCGTGCAGGCGAACACCGGTGCGACCAGTGCCGAACTCGAACAGTTGCGGCAGGCGGCAATCGATGCAGGTGCGGATACCGTCTACTCGGCTTCCGAATCCGCCGACGCGATCAACGACCTCGGCAAGGCTGGCATGAGCACCACCGACATTCTGTCCGGTGGCTTGTCCGGCGCCTTGAACTTGGCTGCTTCGGACGGCATGGCGGTGGGTGATGCCGCCGAGTACATGGCTAATGCATTGACGATGTTTCATCTGAGCGGCGCACAGGCTACACAGGTGGCCGACGCGTTGGCCGCAGGCGCAGGCAAGGCAGTAGGCGGAGTCTCCGACTTCGGCGAAGCGCTCAACAATTGCGGCGGCCAAGCCTACAGTTTCGGCATGTCCATGCAGGAAACAGTCGGCGTGCTCGGTCTCTTCGCCCAGAACGGCGTCATCGGCGCCGAGGCGGGCACACAGCTCAATTCCATGCTGATGAAGCTCGCCAATCCGTCCACCGCCGCAGCGAACACGATGAAAGAGCTTGGCATCAGCGCCTATGATGCTTCCGGCAACTTCGTCGGCATGGCGAACTTCGCAGGACAATTGCAGGAAGCCGAGAAGAACCTCACTCAGGAACAGCGCAATCAGGCCAATGCGACCATGTTCGGCAGCTATGCCATCAAGGCCGCAAACTATTTGTATGCGGCTGGCAAGGACGGCGTGGAACAGTGGACCGAAGCCGTTTCCGAATCCGGATATGCGGCAGAGCAGGCCGCCGCTAAGAACAACAATCTCAAAGGCGATCTTGAAAACCTGAGCGGTTCGATGGAATCCCTCATGTTGAAGATCGGCGAGGGTGCGCAAGGCCCTATCCGCAAGCTTGTGCAAGGCATCGATTCGCTCGTGGATGCATTCAGCAGCCTGCCAGATACGGCACAGCAGTGGATCGTGCTCGGCGGTTCGATGATCGGCATCATCGGCGGCCTGCACAAGGTCATGACACCACTCAACACAAGCACCAGCGCGCTCAGCCAAAGTCTCGGCCTCGCACTGGACCCGTTCCAGCGCCTATCATCCGCCGCGCCGCAATTAGCTGAGGGCATCATGCAGCTTGGTGTCGCCGCAGTCGGCTCCGGCCCCGGCTTCGAGCAGCTTGCCAATGGCATGACCCGCAGCCAGCTCGCCGGAGCAGGCTTGAAGAGTATCGGCTCCGGTCTGATGAATCTTCTTGGTGGCCCCTTTGGTCTCGCTTTGACTGTCGCGGCGGCCGGATTGGCCATCTTTATCCAGAAGAACCAGGAGGCCAAGCAGCGCACGCAGGAACTCGCCAACGCCATCAAATCAACCGGTGACGCGACGGATACCCTGATCGACAACGTGACCAGCGGGAACAATATGGACTGGGGCTGGTTCCAGAAGCTCCGCACCGGCTACAGCAGTTTCAATGACATGCTCAAGGATGCCGGTTTGACTGCCGCCGATTTCGCCAAGGCCGTGCAGGGCGATCAGGATGCGATCGAAAAATACAACGATGCGATGATGGCCCTTTCCGAGAAAAACGGCGACACGTCCTACCAGATCGTCGGCGAAGCCACGGCCAAGCTGGAACAGCAGACCAAGGCCTACAATGAGGCAACCGAACAGGTCAACGATAATAAGGAGGCCAAGGAGCAGCTGGCCGAAGCCGATGGCAAGGCCGCGGACTCCGCCGACGATGCCGCCGATTCCATCAGTAGCGAAGGCGATGCGGCCAGTGATGCAGCCGACCAGATTTCCGATCTGGTCAAGGCCGTATTCAATCTGGAAGGCTCGAACCTTGATGCCGACGAGGCAGTTACCGCAATGCGGCAGAAGATTCTCGACCTGAGCGATTCTCTGACGGAGAACGGCAAGTGCCTTGACGATAATGGCAATGCGCTTGACGGCTGTCAGAAGAAGGCTTATGCCATGCAGGATAGTTTGCAAGGCTTGGCTTCGAGTGCTCAGCAGGCGGCGACGAAGATTCTCGAGAACGGTGAGGCCACCGGAGACATGGAGACGGCTACACAGCGTGCGGGAGACGCTTTGGACGAGGCACGCCAGTCCTTCATCAACAATGCGGTGCAGGCCGGTATGACTCAGCAGGCCGCCGAAGCATTGGCCGATGCCTATGGTCTGCAACGTGGCAAGGTGGACGAATTGAAGAGCTCCATCGATGCGTTGAAGGACAAGAACGTGAAGGTCACGACCGAAGGCACTGAAACCGCCAAGGCGCAGATCAAGACCGTTTCCGATGCGTTGGCCGCTTTGAAGGACAAGAACATTACCGTCACGCAGACTTTCCGCACGATCAACGAGATTATCGGCATCAGTAAAACCAAGACGAATGCGCCGAATTATGTCGAACCGGATAATACGCCTGATAAGGCTGGCGGTTATACGGGTGGCATGTTCGATGGCAGTATTTTCGCCCGGTATGCGAATGGTGGTCAGGTGTTCAGCGGCTATGTCAATCCGAAGTGGGCTGGTCAGACTGGCGGCAAGAAGGACAACGTGTACTTGGCTAATGCGCGGCTTGATTCCGGTGAATTCGTCACGAATGCCGAGGCGACCTCCTATTACGGTCTGGGCCTTATGCAGGCCTTGAACCGTAAGGCGTTGCCGCGAGAACTGTATAGTGCGGCACCAGCTCAGCCGATTGTCGTGAAGGTGGAAAGTACGCCATCTCGCGGTGACGTAACCGTGAATATGCCGATGAAGATTGTGCGTCCGGCTTCCGAATTGGCAAGTGCGGGCACGATTGTCGGACGGAAGGTTGCCAAGGCCATTCAAGGAGCGAATCTATGAGTGATGTGGTGTTGTCTGGCGGTGGCCATGAGGTCACCTTGTATGGTGGCGATTTTGAGGGGCCTGGTCTTGCTTTGACCGGGCTTGACGGCTGGTATCAGACGCCCGACTCGAACGTGACCACCACGGCTCGTGGCCAAGGTGATGGCGGGCATGATATTAGCGCCGACGACATCCTATATGAGGCGCGATGCGTGACCATTTCATACCGGGTGCTTGCCGGTAGCAATCGTAGTCGTGCCTTGTCGGAACTGGCTAAGCTTGACATGCTGGTGCATCAGACTGTGACTTGCCGCGTGATCGATGATGGTCAGGATACGTACTGTAGTGGCGGCTATTATGTGCGCAGTCTGGATCAGAAGATTCAGAATCCGCTTTGGCAGAATCTGACGGGTGATATTACGCTCGTTTTTGAGCGTCCTGAGCGTTTGTCTACGAGGTCTCATGATGGTGAGGCTCGTGCGGCGACGATTCAGAGCGGCGGCTTGAGCTATGGTTCAGGTAATGCTGGTTTGGCGTATCCGTTGTCGTATGGTGTGGTGTCCGGTGGTGCGACCTTGTGCCGTCTGCCTAATGATGGCACCTCTCGTGCGTATCCGACGTTCACTATCAATGGTAATTGGCCTTCTGGTGTGAGTCTGTATCTGAATTGTGAGGGCAGGCGTACGGAACTGCGTTATGATTCCGCGATTCATTTCGGTACGCCTGTCCTGTTGGATACGCGGACTCGTACGGCGACGTTGGGTGGGGTTGACGTGTCGAAGCATCTTTCCGCTCGTGGTTGGCGGACTATTCCGGCTGGCAAGGCATTGACGGTACTGCTTGGCACTGCTGGTAGCGGCTGGGTTTCGTGTTCCAGCCACGACACATACATGTGATTTAAGGAGATTTTATGGCTACTACTGCTCTCGGTATCAGGCCGGACGGTGATAATCAGGGCGTGAGCCCTTCAGTGCACCGGCATATCATCAGCGCGCAATGGAACAATGACGGCATCATCCAAGGTTTGGGCGTTACGGGGCGTTCCGACTTGGCCTATGATGTCGGTGCGGGTACGGCGCTTATCCAGCCGGACGGACAGTCCGGTGAAGCGGTGCTCGCCTATTGGCCGGGCGGCCAGACGGAAGCCGTCGCCGCCGGTAATGCGGGCCTGCCGCGATATGATGTGATCTGGCTTCGCGCTCACGACTTGGATAAGGGCGATTCCGATAATCATGTGGTTGTGGGTGTGACGCAGGGTACGCCTGCGGCTGACCCTGATCTGCCGCTCGATCAGGTGCCGTCCGACGTGGTGCGTTTGACGGCCATGTATGTTCCGGCTGGCATGACCCAGACAAGCTCGTGCACGACGACGGGTGCGGAACGGTGGGCCATGCCATACGGTGCTTCCAAGGGACTGCTCGGACGCAATGTGCGCAATTACGAGGGGCCCGCCAACATGGGCGACGGGGGTAAGGATTATTATGAGCAGGATACTACGTTCTTCCTGCCTACCGACCGTCTGATCGAACTGCGCTTCACAGCCACGGCTTGCGCGTGCATGCACAGTAATCCGTCGAAGCCGACCGAGAACGCGACGGAGATGGCGTGCTGGTACGCCGGATTCCAATTGGACGGTAAGGACGTCGAGGGTGGCGGCGGCCAGTTCCAAGTCTCGCGTGCTTGGCAGCAACTGCATCTTAATGCATTGGTTTCGGTGCCGTCAGGCTGGCATACCGTCCGCATGCGCAACCATCGTATCGGGTGGGGCGAGAACGTGTATTTCATCGCCCGAACCGACAGTCAGCAAACCTACCCGGGCCGCACGTTGGAAATCTGGGACAGGGGCGTAAGCATCGGATAAGGGGGCTGGTTATGGCTTGGCGCGCGTACATTGTGGATACGATTACCGGTCGGATTCTCGCACCGATTGACCTGCCGAGCTTCAGCTGGTCGGTGTCCGTATCCGATTCCTCCCTCGCTACCACGAAGGATAAGGGTGTTGGTGAGAATGAGGTGAGCGGCCTTAAGCTCCCTTGGACTGCGATACCCGCGGTGTCGGCGGGAGAACGCAATTACCTGCTTGCCCCAGACCGGCGTAGCATCGCCCTCTGCTGGCATTCCAGCCTTGATGATGAATGGTCGTATGGCATGCCGGTATTGTGCGGCATGATCGGTCAACGTAAGGATTCCGCGCTTGACACGGATTTCTCACTTTCAAGCATCATGGGCTTGTTGGAAAACCGGTATGTGGTGCGTGAGGGCAAGTATGGTACGGCGGCGGGCAGTACGTCAAGCGATGAAATCAGCTTCAAGAACATGAGTTTGCGTGGCATTGCGGCTGAGGTCGGCTGGCTCGCCACGAACGTCAAGCCGGGCGGACAGTTGCCGATCGATTGGGCCTACCGTGGCGAGAAAGGCAGTCATGAGCGCACGTACAGCTCGTGGGACATTCAGAATCTGAAAGCCAGTGACGTGTTGACGAAGATTGCGAACGTGGATGGCGGCCCGGACATGCAGTTTCGTCCGAAACTGTCCGGCGACTACGTACGCTTCGACTTCACCGCAGGGTCTGACGGCGACGTATATTTAGGCCAGAAGACCGTGCATCGGCTGACATACAGTCCCTATGGCGGCACGTTGGAGAATCTGACCATCGACCATCTCGGACCGATCATGCGTGAATATGGCTCAGGTTCCGGTACGGATAAGGCGCAAATATGCCACTTGTCCGAAGATTTGAGCCTTGTGAATGGCAATCACGAGCCTTGGCCCCTCAAGGAAAACGCCTACAGCGACTCGGATACCGACAAGGCCGATCTGCTCAAACAGCACACGGACGGCGTGCTGAACGCAAACAGTAGGCCGCTCGTGCAATTCAAGGGCGAGCTACACGCCAACGACACGGACGAAAACGGTACGCCCCTGCACCCGCTCGGCTCATTTTGGCCGGGTGAAATCATGGAATTGGACATCAACGGATTCCCCTCGCTTACGGACGGCTTGTACGAATGCCGTCTGATGCAAATGTCCGGCGACGAGACGGACAAGGTAAGTCTGATCTTCGATGCGATGGAAGACCCAATGGCCTAAGCTGAGGTTTTCCGTCGCCCTTCATTTTAAGGCGGTTATGGTATGGCCCAGCACGTGGAAATCAATCCGGACGATTCGGCAATCCCGTTTTCTCTCGGTCTTAAGGCGTTGCGTTCCGCGTCCACGCAGAAGACTCATAAGACCGGTACTGTGCGGATTCCTACCTCGACCGGTAAGGATTTCATTGCGGGCGAGGGCGCCGAGGATGGTGCGAACTGGATTGACGAGGACGGCAATCAGACTCCGCTTGTCGATACGGATGCGATCGATAAGGCCGTGGATGAAATCTCACAGAAGGCCGATGCCGCCAGTGCGAATGCTGATAAGGCGTATGAGGAGGCGAAGAAGACCGGCCAGCTGGCGGTCACCGCGAGTAAGACGGAGTATGCGACTTCGACGGATGCGACGGCTACACCATCCGATGGCTGGTCGGAAACACCGCCGGAATACGTTGACGGCCAGTATACGTGGCTCCGTATGACCGTCACGTATGGTGATGGCCGGACGGAGCTTTCCAATCCAGTCCTGATGACCGGGCCGAAAGGCGCTAAGGGCGACACCGGCGACACCGGCGCTACTGGTGCGGCTGGCGTTTCGGTCACGTCGTTGACGACGTTCTGGCAGTTGGCGACGGACACTCCGGCGGCTCCAAGCGGTGCCGGGAATCCGTCCGGCTGGAGCATGACGGAGCCGAGCATTCCTGACGGCTACGACGGCAAATTGTATAGGACGATTCGCACGATCATGTCTGACGGCACGGCCACATGGACTACACCGGACGTGGACAGCATGTTCGCATATATGGCCCGCACGTATAAGACCGCGAGCGGGGCGGTCACGGTTTCCAATGAAGCGAAGCAGACCGCCGAGGGTAATGCGGAGACGATCAAGCAGGTCAGCACGACGGCTTCCAACGCACTGTCCAAGGCTACCACGGTTGAGTCCAATCTGAATGGTTTCAAGACCGAAGTCAGCGAGACCTATCAGTCCAAGGCCGATATGTCCTCGTACAGTACCAAGTCGTATGTGGATGAAACGTCGAAGTCGGTGGCCTTGGGGGTCGTGCAGGATTACAAGGGTGCTGACGGTAGCGGCTTGGCTACGAAGTCCGAAGTGAGTGCCACCAAGGACAGTATCGCATTGGCTGTCCAAGGCACGTACACGGGTGATGACGATAGTCTGAAAAGCCTGCAATCCTCATTGGATATTACGAGGGATAAGGTGACTATCGCCTTTAGCAATGCTGAAGCGGCGGCAGGCGTAGGCACGCAGTTGAGCGAATATCAGACGGCCAATGATACGAACGTCACTGACCTTACGGAACGGTTGAATGCCGAAATCGCGGCACGCCAATCCTACATCACGTTCGGTCAGGATAGTGACAATCCGGTCATGGAGATGGGTGCGGCATCGAGCACTGCGAAAATGCGGTTGACCAACACGCAAATGCAGTTTTTGATCGGCAGTGTCATCGCCGCATACATCAGCAACGACCGCCTGAATATTAATAATGCTGACATTCTACAGACCTTGCGTATCGGAAAATATGCGTTCGTCCCCCGAAGCGACGGACACATGAGCCTGAAATACGTGGGTTAAGGAGGGAAAATGGCAGACGCCTACGGCGCCCAACAATACAATTGGCGATGCTGGCTCGGCTCATGGATAAAAAGCGAAGACAACAACGGTGTGACCATCCGAGCCGAATGCCGCATGCAAACCCTCAACGGCTGGAACTACACCGGCCTGAAGGGTCATGTGGGTGCTGGTGCGAACGGACAGTGGGCGGACGCCGATCCAACCAACATCACCATCGGCGCAAACAGCTCTCAGGTCATGTGCGCCAAGGAAGTGTATGTCGCCAAGACGCACTCCCAGCAGTCGATTGATACGCGAGCCAACATTCGTATCAATGGTGCTTATGCGGGCTTGTCCGAAGCGATATTGGCGCTTACCGTGGCCGCGAAACCGTCTCACACGGTCAGTTTCAACGCGAACGGCGGCAGTGGTGCGCCCGGCAACGTGACCAAATGGTGGGGTGAAAGCCTCACCATTCCAAGCACGAAGCCAACAAGGGCCAACTACACTTTCCTCGGCTGGTCGAAGTCGGCAACAGGCACCGCGCAATATCAGCCCGGACAATCCTACGTAGGCACGTCAGACAGCAATTACACCCTCTACGCGGTGTGGAAGCTCAACAGTCTCCCGCCAACCATCGACAGCTACTACGCCTACCGATGCGACGCAAGCGGCAACGCTCAAGATGACGGCACGTACGTGAAGCATGTTGCAGTATGGCATGTGGACGCCGACCACGACACAAGCAACCAGTGCACGAGCCTGAAATTCGGATACAAGGATTCCAGCGGCTGGCATGATTACGATGTGGTCGTAGCAAGCTCCGGCACGAGCGGCACCAGTTCGATCATTCCGGGCGGCTATCCCGCATCCTCCACCTACGAGCTTCGATGCACGCTAACCGACAAGCATGCTTCCGTGCAATCATTCACGATGATAGGACCCGCCAAATTCATATTGGACTTCAGTGCGGACGGCACCGGCATCGGCATCGGTCAGGCCGCACCAGACGGCGGCGGCGTCAACATCCTCGGCAACCCTCTGAACCTGAACGGCACGGTGCTCGTCAACGGGTACGCGGCATCGAACACGGTGGACGTGAAACAATCCCAAAAATGGGACAACATCACGCTTGCCGCCACATACTCGAACCGTACCGTCGTCGTCAACGTCGTACATCCTCTAGGCTCTCAAGCGACCGTCGAGGACGTGACCAAGCAGACGGAAATCGGCTACATCAAGGAAGGATTCAGGCCCGGTCTGGCATACACTGCGTTGGCCGGATACCAGAACGGTACGGCTGTCTTCGTTGAAATCGAAGGCGGCGGTTCAGGCAAGGTGAAGTGCTGGCGGTACGGCGGCAGCCAGACCAGTTTCGACTTCTTCGCAACGTCGATTTCCTACCAGATTTAAGGAGACTCTCATGATTACCGGTTTTTTGAAGAATGGTGTGGTCACGTTGTCCGATGATGGCTATCCGATTGTGGAATCGGAGAAGCCGGAGATACCGGCCTACTGCAAGGCTACACCTTCGTACACCATGAGTGACGGCCAGATCATCCAATCATGGACTATCACACCGGAACTAGGCCGTAACGAAGCGTTCGAGCATTATCTGACCGAGCAGATTCTCTCACTGGACGATGACAAGGCGCTACGGTATGTTGTCCTGTTCCCGGTCTGGGATTCCAACGGCAAGGAATACAAGCAGGGAGACCGAATCACGTATGAGATGACCATGTACCGGTGTCTCGTTGACCATACTTCACGTCCTGACTGCAATCCGAAGGAAAAGACGGACTACTGGCAGAAAGTCGTGAAATAGTGCCGCCGTTTCAGGATTTAGTCAACAGTACCGATTTTTGGAGCGCGGTAATCATCGCCCTGCTGTCCGGCGGTGGTATCGTCGGTGCGATCATCACCGCCATCAGCAACCGTGAATCCAAGGCTCAGGAAGACCGTGAGAATGCGGAAGCTGACAAGCTCGCGGCGGAAGCGGCGGAAGCGGCGGTACGCATTCTGACCGATTCGGTGATACAACCATTGCGCGAGCAGGTGGAATCGCAAGGCGGTCAGATCGCGCACTTGGAGGAGAAGCAACGCAAGTATTTCGCCTTGACCGCTTACACGCGAAGCCTTTTCCATTGGCTCCAACAGTTTTGCGAAATCGTCGAACCTGAGTTTCTGGTACGGCATCCAAAGCCACGGTTGCCGGACGAGCTACGGCCGGATATTGCGCCGGAAACCTTGGTTAAGGAGGACGATTGATCTACCTTCTTGGCTTCATCATCATCACGGTTCTCATGCTCTTGTTCAACCATGGCGCGCACAAACATTAAGGAGGGGTGTAAGTGACTAAGGTTCATATTGACTTGCAGGCACCTGCAAGTACGGGTCATGCGGCGGAAAAGGGTGTCGTGTTCTTTCGGCCTACCCGACGGCTCACCATCGAGGATGGCAAGGCCATTCTGACACCGCGAGCATTCTGCGCGAAACTGGCCGACGACGGTACGTTGACGGTCGAACTCATGCCGTCGGGCGATGACTGGTGTTGGGAAGTGAGGGAGGAACTCACGTCCTACACTTTCACCCGTCGAGTGACCGTACCGGATTCCACGGAAACGCTGGAATATGCGGAATTGGCCGATGCGGAACTCGTACCGGCATCATCCTACAGCACTTTGGTGCATTCCATGCGCGTGATCGACGCACAATTGACTGCCGGAGCCACCATCGCCATCACCGACCTACGACCGTCCGATCATGTCGGCGTGGGCGATACGGTGCTCGATTCCACGGGCGAAGTCTACATGCTCACCTCCGTCTCCGGCCAGACGGCCATCGTGGGCGATACCGGCGTGAGCCTGAAAGGTGCGGATGGCATCCAAGGCAAGGATGGTACCGGCATCAGCATCAAAGGCACCTTTGATAGCGAGGAAGCCTTGAAAGCGGCCCACCCCACCGGCGAGAGCGGCGATGCCTACCTTATCCAAGGCCATATCTGGCTGTGGGATGAATCCTCTTGGCAGGATGCCGGCAGTCTCCAAGGGCCGAAAGGCGATAAGGGAGACCCGGGCCCGCAAGGCGAGCCCGGTGCCGACGGCAAGGACGGCACCAACGGCACCAACGGCAAGGACGGCGAGAAGGGTGAGAAGGGAGACCCGGGCGAGAAAGGCGACCCCGGCAAGGATGGTGCCGACGGCGAGAAAGGCGAAAAAGGCGACCCCGGCGAAAAAGGCGAGCAGGGCACTCCGGGCGAAAAGGGCGCGGACGGCAAGGATGGCGAGCAAGGCCCCGCAGGCAAGGACGGCAAGGACGGCATCCAAGCCATCCAAGCATCGGACGAAGCCGACGCCACCACCAAAAGCGCCGCCGACAGTGCGAATTTGTATTGGTGGACGACATGAGTGCGGGGGCGATGATCGGCGGGAAAACCGTCGCAGGCATGGCATTCGGTGGTGTCAGCATCGCCGGACTGTGCAAGGCCGGAACCGTCATCTGGCGCAAGCCGAAACCGGAATGGACAGACCAAACAGACAAACTGTTCGCCGTCGCCAACAATCTGGCCGCCGGTCTGACCATCACGAAAGGCGACCCCGGCGACTACCTGCTCAAGGTTGCTGAAACCATCGCCGACGGTTCCATCATCATCGGAGCCGACAACATTCCAAACCTTGGCAATCTGAGCGCCGATTGGCCCGAAACCGGCATCATCCGCGTCACCCTCGAACAGTCCGATGTACGGGTGAATTTGGGCGGCTTCAGCCTTTCGGCTGATGGTTCCTCGTTCCAAGTCGAAACCAGTACCAAGGCGGCAAACAGCGCGTGGTTCGGCTTGTGGTCACGCCAGACGATCGAACCGGGCGAACACCATCTGCGCATCAGATACGAAACCAAATCGGCATAACAGCCGAAACCATTTTCAAGGCCACTCCAACATGGGGTGGCTTTTTTGTTAGGAGGAAACATGGCAGACCATGCCAACAAGACCACCAAAACCAACAATAATCTGCCCGGCATGACCACGGAGAGGGTGAAGGCCATCGTCACCATCGTGGTCACGCTTTACGCCCTGCTTAATGCGGGCCTGAATCTCGCGGGCATCAACACGCTCCCGTTCACCAACGATCAGGTGAGTGCAACCCTTTTCGCCGTCATCGGCGTGCTCGGCACGATCTACGGCTGGTGGAAGAACCAGAACATCACTTCGGCTTCGCTCGCGGGTCAGCAGCTCGTTGACGCCCTGAAAAAGGAAGGTGTGGTGAATGGCATCAGCGCCGCGAAGAATGCCGCCTTGAGCGCGGCAAGCGCGGTAGCCAAGACCGCACCGGCAGAAACAACAGCAGAGGATGAAACCGAAACCGTCGAAACGGAAACCGAAACCACCGAAGCTGCCGAGACCGCTACCGAAACGGCGACCGTCGAAACCACCGACGAAGCCGAATACGAGCCGGGCGGTGCTCTCTGATGGTTGGTGCAAGTTTCGCCGTTTGGCGGGGCAGCCCAAACCATTACAGCGGACGGCTTGGGCAGTCCGTCAACCACATCACATTGCACATCATGGTAGGCAGATTGGCTGGCACCGATAGTTGCTTCCAACGTTCCAGCTTCGGAGCCGCATCGCATTACGGCGTAGGCGGCGACGGCACGATCTACCAATGGGTGGACGAAAACAACGGCTCGTGGGCCGACGCCAACTGGCAATCCGATTGCTCAGGCGTCACCATCGAACACGAAGGCGGCATGAGTGGCGTACCCGTCACCGATGCGGAAGTCGAAGCAAGCGCCAAACTGTGCGCCGACATCGCCAAACGCTACGGCTGGACAAGCCTCAACCATGACGCAAGCGGCAACCGCACCGGCAACATCGTCCTGCACCGCGAAGTGCCCGGCACCGACCACTACGGATGCCCGGACAGATGCACCAACGCCCTGCCGGTAGACCGAATCATCAATCGAGCCAATGAAATCTTAGGAGGAGACAATATGAATGCTGAAGACGTTTGGAATTTCGATCAGAACGGTGTGAAGATGCGAGACCGCATGCAAGGCACCGACGCGGCTGCGAACGCGGCCAAGACCGAACTGTTCCGACTTTCCCAATGGAACAAGGACACGCACGCTTCGCCGCTCGGCAATCTGGTGGCCGAAATGCCGATTCAAGGCGGCGCCAAATTGGGTGACCGCGTAGCCGGTATCGACAGCAAGACCAGTCAGCTCATCACGCAAGTATCCGCACTGTCCGAAGCGGTCAAGGCATTGGCCTCCGTACAAGGCGCAGACCCAGACCAAATCGCCAAGACTGTCGAAACCGCCGTCAAGGACAAGCTCGACAAGCTGAAGATCACCGTCACCGACAACGAGTGACCTTGATTAATTTTCGGGCGTGAGAATCAAACTAGCATCCAAAAATTAACTTCGCGTGTAAAAAATCACGCATTCGGGTGCCTGTGGAAAATCTTGCACCCATTTTTTAACGCCCCTCTCCCGGCTTCGGCTGGGGGAGGGGCGTTTTCGTGGTAGGAGGTGTTTTATGACAAGGAACGGAAGAAATCGCACGATCGGCTACTATAATCTTGATCTGCTTCCCGATGATTGTCTTACTGCGAATGGCATGCCGATTATATGGCCCTGCAAGACAATTCCACCAGATGATCTGATTGGCTTCAACTATGCTAAAGGTACGACCACGAAGCAGGCTACACGGCTTGGATGTCACTTCTACCTCGATGACTACCAATTCGAGCGATGCTGGCAAAACCCCATCAAATACGGACAAATGCTATCCAAGTTCCAGTGCGTTCTCACTCCTGATTTCAGCCTCTACCGCGACATGCCACTACCGATGCAACGCTGGAACTGCTACCGGAGTAGACTTATCGGCATGGTCTGGCAACGAATGGGCTTGTCTGTTATCCCGTCTGCGCAATGGTCTAGCCCCGACAGCTATGATTTTGCGTTCGACGGTTTGCCAAGTCGTTCCGTTATCAGCGTGAGTAGTGTCGGCGTACTGGGTGATCGGGAGGCTACACGACTATGGAAACACGGATTTCGCGTCATGGAAGATCTGATAAGCCCATCACTCATACTCCTATACGGGAAAATCCCAGACGGATTTAAAATCACCACAAAACACATCCAATACACAAACCACAACACAAGGAGGTTGAAACAATGGGAGGCAGAGGCGCAGGCAGCTCAAGGGGAAAATCAGGATCAGGAGGTGGCGCAGCGTTAGCATCCGCCAAATCTTGGTCGCCGGATAAACTACCAGCACTGGACGGTTCACCGAAACAAGTCAGCTGGGCAGAAAGTATCAGGGATAAGGAACTATCCCTAGTGGATAAGCATATCGATAGAATACTTACGGAAGCGGAATACAACCTGGCTGACGCTAAAACATTGGAAAAGGCAGCCAAACACCCCAATGAGTACGGCAATGTAACGTATACAACGGCACGCGGCGCACAAGGCGGTATGGGACAGGCTTATGTGTCGGAACGGGTGGCCCAGCTCAGGCAGAACGCGAACAATCTAGGTAAGGTTGCAAAAGACATTCAACAGGTGAGGGATGGTCTTGGCAAGCGTTACAGGTCGGCAAGCCAATGGATTGATATAAAGAAGAGCGGACAGCATTTCGCTGATGCTCTGCCAATCAGTTCGTTGCTGGAGCGGCACGGAGCCGCGTTCAGGCTTTAGCCATGTCGATTCTGATAAAAAATATATGGCCCCTCGGTTTCCTGAGGGGCCATCGCATTGCTGGAAGCAATGATATTAGTGTGATTCGGATTCTAATACCCGCACATCAAACACCATTTCAATCCACGTATCTCAGATTGAGCTGAGAATATTTCAACCGGACGCTCGACATTCCGGTACGACATGAGTAAGCATATCGCGTAACTGTCTGCATGTCAATCTGCCTGTTTAGATACCTCGCGTTTCGCCATCGCCATCTTAGCGAATTCCGGTTCGAGCCTATCCCTGTTGTCGATCCACCATGCGGCGGATGTCTGCTCGTTTATAGAGTCTTTGACGAGGTTCAGTAGCTCATTGGCGGCTTCGGCGGCCTGCGGGTTGGTAAGGATGACGTGACCTAACTGGGATTCGGTTTGGTCGAGGAAGGTTCGGCGAATGCGTGCGGCCCAAGCGGTCTGCTTTTCGGTGCCGGAGAGTTTCGGAAGCCCTTCGGAGTCCTGGGCGGCTTTGCACGCGCGGCACATTTGAGTTTCGAGCCATTCGATGCGGCTTTCACGTCCGCTGACCTTGCCGAACAGTTCAATGCGTTCTTCGTGGCCGCACGAGTAAGTGATATTGTAGTGTGCCATTTTGATCGTGTCCTTTCTTGTTTGCTGACATATTCATGTTATCTCAGGCGGGATAATAACGCAAGTCGGCGTGTCTTATAGTGCGTTATAGAAATCGTCTAACGTCACGCCAAGCACGTCGGCCAATGCTTTTGCGGTTTCGATGCTCATGCGCTTGGGGTCTCGCGCCCAATTGGGCCTTGGCGTCCTATCCCACGCCTCCCAGCTCCAGATGCGGCTGATCGCATTGAGTCCCGCCTTCCTCTGCAAATCCTGCTGTGACAGTCCGGCCTTCTCCCGCAATGCTTTAATGCTCATGGTCTTCCTTTCCGCAAAAGTAAGGCCCCGCTTGGTTGGGGCGGGGCTGTCTGCTGTTTTTTACCAGGTCTGCGCGTAGGTTTCGATGTCTTCGGCGGCGTAGGTGCGTTCGGGGATGCGCACGTCGTCGCCTTCCTTGCCGAAGAAGTATTCGGCGTAGTACGCCTTGCCGTCTTCGCTGACGGCCTGGTCGCGGTCGATCGTCTCCCATGCGCCGTTTTCCTCGTGTGCTTCGAGGTAGTATTCACTGCCGTTCCAGCAGTGGTCGATGTCGGCGTAGGCGGCGGTCTTGGTGTAATCGGTTGCGGTGAACATTTTGGTTTTCCTTTCTTGTTTGCTGACATATTCATGTTATCTCAGGCGGGATAATAACGCAAGTCGGCGTGTCGCACCTGTATACTGAGACATGTCTTGTTTGCTGACACTTTCAAGGCGAGGGCGGTCTGCACGGTCAGGCCGCCTTCTTTATACTGGTCTTGTCAGCAAAGGAGACCACATGGCCTACACGATTCGCCCTTACGACACCAAAGGCGGCAGAAGGTACGAGGTGCGCTACCGCAAGCCGGACGGCACGGCCACCGGCAAACGCGGCTTCCGTCGCAAAATGGATGCCGATGCTTGGGGTGCCGCCAATGTGACCACGGCAAAGACCACGGGAGCCTACATCGACCCACAAGCCGGACGCCGACGCCTCGAAGACTTCTGGGAGCCGTGGATAGCCGCAAAAAAGACCAGATGCAAGCCGAGCTATATCAAGTCTCTGGAAGACACTTGGCGCCCTCATGTCGAGCCAAAATGGGGTATGCGCGAAGTGCAATCCATCACGCACGACGAAGTGCAGGAATGGGTTACGGCACTGTCTGGCGAGCGAAGTGCTAGCGTCGTGCTCCGCGCCGAAGGAATCCTCAAGGCCCTGCTCGAAGCGGCCAGACGAGCCAAATGCATTCACGACAATCCATGCGACGGACTCAGTCTGCCGCGCAAGACCGGCAGAAAGCATGTCTACCTCACCGCCAGTGAGCTGGGACGGCTGGCCGATCAATGCGAGTGGCGGCGGCTGATAATCCTCACCCTCGGCCTTTGCGGGCTGAGATGGGGTGAGCTTGTCGCCTTGCGGGTCGAGGACGTTGACTTGCAAAGGGATAGACTGACCGTCGCCAAGAGCATCACGAGGGTCGGTAGCCGGATGGTCGAGACCGACCCTAAAACGCACGAGAAGAGGGTGGTAATGTTTCCGGCTGTCCTGCTCCCGGCGCTCAAGGCGCAATGCGCAGGCAGAAGGCCGACTGACTTCCTTTTCACGGCACCGGACATGCCGTTTGACAAGCCGATGGGCAACGGTTGGAATCCAACCCGCAAAGATGGTTGGTTCGCGTCCGCCCTGCGCAAGGCCGGCATAGGCGGGAAGATGACCTTGCATGATCTGCGGCATACTGCGGCTTCCTTGATGGTGCAGTCCGGCGCCAACGTCAAGACGGTGCAACGGCAGTTGGGGCACAAGTCGGCGGCCATGACCTTGGATACCTATGCCGACCTGTTCGATGCGGACTTGGATGATCTGTCGGCTCGGATGGGTGAACTGCTGTTTGCCGGGGGCGTGGGCAAAATGTGGGCACGGCAGGTGGAGTCAACGTCTGCCGACGTTGCGGATGCCGGGGTTTCGGCCTGACTTGCGAGGGGGTTCGAGTCCCACTGGAGGCACAACGGCAAGTGGCATCGGAGCTGGGCCGAATCGGGCGATGCCATGTGGTCGTTATCCGCCGATGAAGTGCGTGACGCAGACTCGTGATGCAGTCCGGCGACCATGGCGGGGACTCAACACGAAACATACCGTTATTACACTGGCTGGCGTTGATAACCCGCAGGCTCCATATGAACGGAAAAAAGACATGACGTCGAAAGATACCAGACCAGTAATCGAACAACCCGCCACTGATATTCCGCTGATGCTGGCGCAGGCGATCATCATCGGTGGGGTGCTTTGCATCGGCGAGATGGTATGTTCCCCGCTGTACTTCACGTTACTGAAAAGCTCTCTGGCCTTGCTGCCATGGGCTCTGGAGGCCTGTTTCATGGCGGTGGCTTTCACCTATGTCGTCGGCTTCGCGTTGCTGTGGTGCTCCGAATCGTTCACTTTCAGGCTACGCGAGGGATTCCGTCCTTTCGGGTACGCCGCCGTGGGTCTTATCGGTTATGGTGTATGGAGCCTGCTGGTCTTCACCACGACCATCAATTCGGTGTTGACCAACGTGGGCGAATCCGTGCTCACCAATGGGCAGGTCGGTGCCATTGCGTTGAATGGCGCGGCGCTGGGCTTCATCGCGTTTCTGTTGGCGAAGCTGCTTGATGTAAAACTCGCCAATCGCAAGGGCATGGCCATCGCTATGCTCATTGCGGAAGTCGTGATCGGCATTGTCGGGCTGCTTATCATGATTCGCATGTTCTCCGTGCTGTACTGA